CTGGTGATTCTAACAAGTACGCTATGGGTGTTCAGAAAGTAGGTGCTATCAACTCTAGATACACTGTTACAAGAACCCATACATGACTGAGAATACAATTCTTATGGGTTACAGAGGTAGCCAATTCTTGGAAACTGGTGCTGTATTTGCTCCATACATTCCATTAATTATGACTCCTCTAGTGTACGATCCAGATACATTTACTCCACGTAAAGGTCTCTTAACTCGTTACGCTAAGAAGATGATCCGTCCGGAATTCTATGGTAAAATTGATGTTGCAGGTTTAAATACTCTGTAATCAATTGAACTAATAGTTTAGTCAAATGAAATTAAGCCCCGCGCAAGCGGGGCTTTTTTTTTAATATGTATAACTGAAAGAGTTATTACATAAAAAACGTAAATTATGGCATCGAAACCTCACACAGATGAAGTTCATAGAAAACAAAGAGTAGTGAAAAACCCCATTAAATTTAAAATTACATTAAACGAAGAACAAAAAGAAGCTAAAGCTAAAATATTAGAAAATACTATAACGATGCTAGCTGGTAAAGCAGGTTCGGGTAAAACATTATTGGCGGTTCAAGTTGCTTTAGATGGTCTTCTTAGAAGACATTATGAAAAAATAATTATCACTAGACCTACAGTATCGAAAGAAGAAATAGGATTCTTACCTGGTGATTTAAGAGAAAAAATGGATCCATGGATTCAACCAATCTATCAAAACATGTTTGCTTTATATGATAAAGTAAAAGTAGAAAAACTTATTGAAGATGGCAAAATTGAAATTGTACCTTTAGCATTTATGAGAGGTAGAACATTCTTAGATTCATGTATAATTGTAGATGAAGCCCAAAATGTTACTCATGAGCAAATGGAAATGATAGCAACTAGAATTGGTTTGCGTTCTAAAATGATTATATGTGGTGATGATCATCAAGTTGATTTAAAATCAAAACGAGAATCTGGATTTAGATTTTTATATAAATCAATGCGTACAATTAAAAACGCAATTGGAATAACATTATTACAAAACCATAGAGATCCAATTGTAGATGATTTAATTCAAGTATATGAAGAAGCAAGTGCTCAAGGTATTAAATTAGGATCATCAGGTAGTAGTGGAAAATCAAAAAAATAATAATTAAACAACCCTTTCTAATATTTATAACCAAAAAAGCATGGCATCTACACTAACACCTAGTACTTTTCAAGTTAAAATAAAAGAAGAGCACGTTATTAAAAATGTAAGAACTATTAATGAAACTTTCTATAGAGTTGCTGATGTAACTAATGTAGATAGAAGAATAGTAACTTGTCCTGAAACAACTTCTATCAATTTAATAGACTTTAATGGTCCCAACCCCGGAGCTGGTTTATTTCCTTCAAGTAGTGTAAAATATGCTAGAATTACTAATTTAGATAATTCAGCATCTTTAGCAGTTACTTTTGAAAACTCAGATGGAGCTTATTGGACCCAAGATTTAACACCAACTTCCTCACTTATGTGGGCAAGTGCAAATGCTACTGGTAGTCAATTTAATGGTGGGTTTTCAGGTTCAGCCTTAACATCAGTTGATGTTTTTGCTATTAGTGCTAGTATAGATGTAGAATACGTGCTTGTAAACGCTTAATAAAATATCATGAATATACCAATATGGCCAGGATCAAGTTCATTCCACCCAGGAGAAACACCTTTTGGGTTTTATGATAATGATTTAGAATTTGAAAAAGATGCAGATAAAGTAGCAAAATTTTGTGCACAAAGATTAGGATATCCTATTGTAGATATTGAACTTCAAGATATTCAATTTTATACCGCTTTTGAAGAAGCTGTTACTGTGTATGGTAATGAAATCTATGCTTATAAAGTAAGAGAAAATTATCTTTCTTTAGAAGGTGCTGATGATACTGTTGATATTAATGAAAAAATCATTACCCCAACTTTAGCACGTATAATTGCTATTTCAGAACAATATGGTGTAGAAGCAGGTTCAGGAGGAAATGTTGATTGGTATGATGGTATGATTGACCTAGAAGAAGGAAAACAAGAATACGATCTAAACGAATGGGCTGATAAAAATATCCCTCATTATAAAAAAGGTGATCTTCAAATTATGAGAGTATTTTTTGAAGCAACCCCTGCTATTGTAAGATATTATGATCCTTTTGCAGGTGGTGGCGCTGCAGGAGGAGATATATCATCAGGATTAGATACATTTGGGTTTGGAGCCTACTCAGCTGCAGGACTTGATTTTGTATTAATGCCTGTTAATTATACTATTGCAACCGTTCAAGCTATTGAATTTAATGATACAGTTAGAAGATCTAATTTTTCGTTTGAAGTACATAATAATAAACTAAGAATATTCCCAATCCCACGTAATATAGCTGGGGGTACTTATAAATCTAAATTAAAAATTCAATATCTTTTAAAATCAGAAGAAGCTGATGCTGCTTTTGTTGATGGTAATGGAAGAATTAAAGTTATTAGTGATGTACCTTATGTAAACCCCATATATTCAGATATTAATTCTGTAGGTAGAAGTTGGATATTTGAATATACATTAGCATTATGTAAAGAAATGTTAGGATATGTAAGAGGTAAATATAGTACAGTTCCAATTCCAGGGGCAGATGTAACATTAAACCAAAGTGATTTAATAACTGCTGCTACAGCAGAAAAAGAAGCACTAATAGATAGATTAAGAGCATATCTTGATGAAACCTCAAGAGAAAAATTATTAGAAAGAAGAACACAAGAATCTGACTTTTTAGAAAAAGAATTAGGTAGAGTACCCTTTACAATTTATATAGGATAATATGGCATTATTTGGAGCTGCAAGAGACATAAGTTTACTTAGAACTGTAAACCGTGAGTTGATGGGAAATGTAATTTCCCAACAAGCAGCTTTCTATAAATTTGAATTAGAAGAAACTAAAACTAATATCTATGGTGAAGCTTCTGGGACTAAATTTTATATGGGTCCTGTTTTATTAAATTGTTTAATAGAAAGAGAAGACCAAACTAATCCTGATACTGAATATGGGGTAGATTTTGAATGGAATATTCAATTTAGATTTTTAAGAGATGATTTATTAGGTAAGGCAAAAGATTTTAATGTTGATACTGCATTATACGGAGCTGATTTAGTACCACAAGCAGGAGATATTATATTATATAATAAATCATATTTTGAGGTAGATGATACAAATGCTAATAGATATTTTGTAGGTAAAAACCCAGATTATCCTAATATGGTAAACCCATTTGAAGGAGATCTTGATAAATTTGGATGGAATCAACAAATTATCTGTAATACTCATTATGTTCCATCTGATAAAGTAGGAATAACATTACAAAGATTATAATGGCGCAAAAACAAAATAAACCAACCCCAAAATCCCAAAAAGAGATATCAAATAGTTTGATAAAACCTTATGATCCTCAAATGGGTAATCCTAATTTATCTACTGTTCCTAATAGAGGTACACAACTTTCTTGGAGGGGAGATAGCACAAAACCATTTACAGTTGGTATACAAGATATTGATGAAGCCATTATTTATTATTTTAAAAATGTAATTCAACCTTCTGTAGTTCAAAATGGTGAACGCATTGAAGTTCCAATTATATATGGTTCACCGGAAAGATGGAAATCGTTCCAAAAAGACGGTAAATACCGCGATAAAAACGGTAAAATAATGTTCCCTATGATCATGTTTAAACGTGATAATATTCAAAAAGTAAGAAGCATAGGTAATAAAATAGATTCTAATAACCCTAATAATTTTGGTATTTTCCAAAAAGGATATTCTGGACAAAATGCTTATGATAATTTTACCGTATTAAATAATAGAATACCTACAAAGCAATTTGTAGCTGTTGTTTATCCTGATTATGTAAATATTACATATAGCTGCGCTATATCTACATATTATGTAGATCAAATGAACAAAATAGTTGAAGCAATTAATTATGCTTCTGATTCATATTGGGGAGATCCTGAACGTTTTAAGTTTAGGGCAATGATTGATGATTTTACTAATGTAGTAGAAACTACTAAAGGGGCAGAAAGATCAGTAAAGACAACATTTAATATAAAATTAAACGGATATATAATACCAGAAGTAGTACAAAAATCACTAGTTTCTGTAAGTAAATTTAATGAAAAATCAAAAATAATATTTTCTATGGAAGTTATTGAAAATGAAGAATTCTTTGAGGGTACTAATGATGGTGGTAGAATAGTAACTACTGATGTTTCTAACCAAGAAGCTAAAAAAAGAACTACAACTATATCTTAGTTTTAATATTTATACCCAAATACAAAGATTTATAAATGGCCAATATAAGATTTTTAGATCAAGTACCAATAGCTTCATTTCAAGGTCAAGGAAGCAATAATGGCGAATCAGGACAATCTGGTTCTTCAGGTTCTGCAGGTAGCTCAGGTTCTACTGGTAGTTCTGGGGGATCAGGCTCTTCAGGCTCTTC